ATGAACAGTCACTGCAGGTTCGCGCCGACTACAATGTCGCATCTGTACCGGGACTGAGTCTGATGGCACGTCATACCGAAGGTTGGGATATTGATACCAACACCCAGTCAGATGCCAAAGAAAGCGAAACCGATCTTGAGGCCCGATATACAATTCAGGGCGGAACGCTTGAGGGCCTTTCACTGCGTGCACGCATTGCTCACATTGAAAGTGAGCAGTTCGACAACGTCGACGAGGTACGCCTGATCGCAAACTACGGCTTCAACGCTTTCTGATCAGCTGTCAGTTTCCTCTTTTTACAGGCCCCCTTTTGGGGCCTGTTTTGTCTCTGCGCCCCGCCAAATCATCCTGCCAGCTGTGTTATAGTAGCCGCCTTGAATTGAACAGAACAGGCAGTAATGAACTCAGNACTCAGCTCAGGCACCACAAACACTCGACACTTCCAATCCCTCTTCGACACCTGACAGTATCAGCCGGCGATTTTCTGTCGCACCAATGATGGACTGGAAACACCTGAAAAAACCCGTTACAAATCAAAATATTAAAACGTATTAATTTTTAAGGGACATTATCGGGACAACTGCCTTTCCGATACCTTCCTGATTTGATGTCTTGCGAGAGGAGTATCAGCAGCTGCACCTGGCGGCTGCTGATCCTGGTTGAGGCGGATTACCGTGTCCAGATGATGCGGGTGATTTTGCCGTCGTATACTTCGATCTGGTAGTTCAGGTCATCGTAGTAGTACTGGTAGATTCGCCCCCAGCCGCTATTGTTGTCACGTTTGCACTCAGAATTTGACGGCTTCAGGCACACGCGCCCGACTTCTGAGTACGAAGGCTGGCCCAAGAAGCGCGGCAGTTTTGATGCCTGGTCGCCCTTCCGGATGATGTCTTTGCCGCCGTTTACGCGTATGTCGCTGGCTGCTGCCATGGGTGCGGTCAGTGCCAGTGTTGCAGCGATTGCCGCTGCGGTGAGTGTCCGTTTCATTTGTCTCGCTCCGTTGGGTCCATGAGAGGGTGTACATCCTGCGCTGTGCGCCCACCTGATATGATGATACTGGATTGAGACAGTTTTGCTAACCTCGACGATCAGGTACCCTGCTGCACTGGATTACACGCACAGGAGGTGCCATGACACGTACTACCACCCTCACGTTTTCCCGCAAAGACGGCGAGTCTCTGATTCTCGATCACGACATCATTGTGACGGTCCACCACTGCAAGGCAGGAAAAGCCAAGGTGACGATCGTATCACCCGAAGACGTGAACATTGTGAGAGCTGAGTTGCTTGAAGATCACGCAGCAGCAGACTGATCCGGCGGATTGCGCAGCGACTCCATGATCTGCTGCACTTGTTCGACTGTTGTCGCAGCGTTGATCTGATCTGACGCGGCTTGTCGCTGGCCGCACAGGTCCGGGGCTACTGCACGCCATGCCGCTGCGTTGGCGATCACGCGTTGGACGAGTTCAGCGAGTGTGATGTCTCGCCATTGAGTGATGCCAGTGAGGTTAGGAGTCGGANAGGAGTCGGAGCGGTAGGGTCGGCCTGATATGCCAGCGCTTCGGCTTCTTGGTCCTGCCAAGTATCACGCTCGAACCACGGGTACTTGCCCGCGATCTCCTCGGCACGCTGCTCGAAGATGTATACCAGCGCGGCCAGTGCTTGCTGCTTGACCACAGTCAGATCGGGGACGTAGGGCTGGGGCGCTGGGGGTTGGTAGAGTTCCAGCACAGCCGGTGGGCGGTCGTGGTGGAAGCTGCAGTTTAAAGCGTTCTGCCACTGTTGATGTGTTTTGATTTCGCCGGTTTCGGTGTGTTTATATCGGTTCATGGGCAGGTTCCCCAAATTGGATAATGTTCTGGTGCTAGTGCGGAGCTTGTTGCGAAATTACTAGGCAGGGATGTGATGTTCGTTACGCACCAGCCCGACAGATCCTGATTAAAAGAAGATGCGTTTCTGAACATATTGCCCATACTCATAACAGATGAAACATCCCAGCTTGATACATCTCCATTAAAAGAAGATGCNAGATGCGTTTCTGAACATATAGCTCATATTCGTAACAGATGAAACATCCCAGCTTGATACATCTCCATTAAAAGAAGATGCTCCACTGAACATATATGGCATATTCGTAACAGATGAAACATCCCAGCTTGATACATCTCCATTAAAAGAAGATGCATCATTAAACATAAAGCCCATATTCGTAACAGATGAAACATCCCACCCCGACAGATCCTGATTAAAAGAAGATGCGAGATAGAACATATAGCTCATATTCGTAACAGATGAAACATCCCAGCTTGATACATCTCCATTAAAAGAAGATGCTCCACTGAACATATAGCTCATATTCGTAACAGATGAAACATCCCAGCTTGATACATCTCCATTAAAAGAAGATGCTCCACTGAACATATATGGTATATTCGTAACGCCGCTGTAAATCTCTGTTGGCACTGTTAATAGGTTTGAGGCACCGAAGAATAAGTATTGACAGTCTTTTGTTAAATCACCGATAGACAAGCAATGAGTTATTGCGGTTAAATAGCCACCGGATGAGGCATAGTTTATAACACCCGATATTCGTATCGTATAGGTGCCGTGTTCTGCGTATACGTGCGAACAATAAATAGTGGATGTTGATTGGAACGGCTCAATCACGCCGTCACCCCAGTCTATTACAATATCAGGGCCATTGAATCTAAATCTCGTTTGTAGGTCGCTACGCCCTTTTGTCGTATCAATCACAACAACGAAATCGGGGTCAAGCTCGCCGCCTCCGCCGCCACCCCTACGCATACACCGAATCGCATCCGCACCAAACATTATCGACTCCCTCCATCCCATGCGTAGATATTGCCGCCGACTTTTTCGGCCACGATCATATTCTCGGTGTCCAGTGTCGGCACGTCAGTCATCCAATATGTCACACCCCAGTCCGTCACGTTAAAACCATCTGGCGTCAGGTATAGCTGGATTTTCTCGCCGTTGTTGAGCGTCCATGTTAGTGCGCTATCGGCAGGGAGTGTCAACGTTTGTATGCCGCCATCGGCACGGTCGATTGCTGTTGTAGCTGCTGCAATGGTTTCGCGGTAGCGGGTTATTTCTTCTGTCAGATAATTACCGCCGCCAATATCCGCAAACGTCTCCGCCGTCTCGGTCAACTCTATTCGCGTCCCTGCAATCCATTCATAAGCTGTTGAGTTTTCAGCCGCACGGGTGATGGTCAGATCGTTGCCACTAACTGCCGTAACGTCCACAAACTCTTGCTTAATCAGTACGCCTTGAGAGTTCCGTTGGCTTAGTTGCAGTCGGCAAAAGTCCCCCGGATCAAGCGCCGGAGGCGGTGTACCAACCGTCATGGTTGTATCTGCGTCAGTGATCGCTGCTGATAGCAACGTCACGTAGTTGTTTAAGTATTTCCGTGCCATGATTTACCCCTTATTAGTTCCAAACCCAGCCATCGCCACCACCGAAAGTGCCGCCGTCATACCCGCCACCACCAGTGGGGTTTCGTTCACTCGGCAAGTAACCGCCTGTTTCACCGGCTGGCAATATTTCCAACCTACGCCCTGTCGCGTCATATCTGCCGCCTTTGTATTTGCCGTTCGGGTCGTAGAGTATCCACTGCCCATTGCCGATAGCGCATACTCGCCGTTCTTCGCCGTCCTCGTTACAGATCGTGATGCACTCGTTGCACTGTTGCGATTGAGCGGATGCCTCAGGGTCGCAGCTTGATGCTGTTATACAGCCGTCTGCGAGCGTGTAGTTTGTTGTGCCGTCAGGTTCCCAGTCGGCGCAATCGTCTATAATTGGTGGTTCTGTTAACTGACAGTAAGGGTGATCGGGGCCTGCCAATTCACTAGGCGAGCATGCTCGGTGCGTGGAAACAATGGTGAATTCAGCGAAGTATTCCTGACCCGTTTCGTTATCTACTCGCTTGACCTTCATTTTCCCGCTCGCATAAACCACAGAACTAGGTGTCTCGTTCGTAACATCGCCAAGGGAGTATCCAATCATGGTATATGTGCTGCCAACTTGATTATATACGTCTGAAAAGAGCGCTTCCGCAGCCCCCCTCGCCGTAGTGCCAAGGTAGCCATTTACTACCCACATCCAGCCCTGCTTCCAATCCGGGTCAGGTCGCGAACAATCCTTACACGTCTCCGGCTGCGGAAAACCCCCCGGTGTGAATGTAATAGGATCGCCGGTTTCGCAGTCTGACCAATCCGACTCTCCGTCCCCGTCATCATCGCCAATATCCGGAACTTCGGGGGGCGCGTCCTCATCTATTGGGTCTTTTTCGCCGCTCGGGTCGTCTGGATTGCCGTCCCCGTCCGTGCAGCAATCATCTTGCAACTCGTTATACCCGCCGAGCGTGGTTTTGATGCCATCAATGACGCCACGTTTTTGCAGCGCGCCAAGCGCCGAGGCCAGTGCCTCGGGATCGAGCGCGATGCGCCGTATAGCGTCTATCAGTGTTTTTTGTGCGGTGGACATGGGTCACCCGTTGATCAGTGTGATGCCGTCAATTTCAAGGGGCACGGTGTACGTCAGGTCGGTTTGGTTTTGCTCGATTTCGTCGGTGTATTGCTCGCTGATGTCGCCGATCTCGAGGTTGAATGCGCCCTGCTCCGTGTCGTATTCGGCGGTGCTGTCGATCGACACGTCTGCGGGTAGCGCTGCGGGTCGGTCCGGCGGTGCCCAGTTTTCTGCTGGGGGCTGGATGCTGGTGTCCATGTAGCTCACAGCCACGCGGTAGCTGGTTTGGCGCAGGCCATCGGCGATGCGGTATTCCAGCCCAACGAGCTGGCCGGTGGTTTGCACGATGCGGTGGTTGAGCTGCACGATGTCGCCCAGGTTGCGCGGGTCGATGTCGTGCCGTACCCAGCTGCAGTAGTTTTTGCGGTGGCTGGCGACCAGCTCTTTTTTGCCGATCAAGTATGCCGCGTTGAACGCCTGCTGCAGTTCGGGGCGTTTGTTATCCGCCTGCGACTGCACTGCTGCGCGTGATGTGGCGGGGTCGCGCTTGTTGGCTTCTTTGTAGTCCTCTTCCCAGAGCTTGCGGTCAAACTCGGTGTCGATGGCGTAGCTGTGGCTGCTGCCTTCGACCTCTTCGCCATAGGTGTCAATGCTCTGCGGGGCGGTCAGTTTGATGGTGTACTCTTCGCGCACCGGTTGCGCCACGCGGCGCAGGAGTGTGGCGTTGATGCCTTGGGCGTATTTTTTCTTGCCGTATGGGCCCCACAGGGTGTCGAGTACCGGTTGGCGGTTGCCGTCGTAGTTGTAGCTGGTGAACTGCTCCAGCGGGTAAAACTCGTGGCTGATCAGTTCCCACTGGCCGAATGATTCCATTTTCTGCATCAGCTGGTCGCGGTCGAATGCGCGGCCATCGTACTCGGGGGTGGTGGCACTGTAGCCGCCGATCCGGAGCATGCGCATTTTGTAGGCATCGACTGTTGTAGACACACTGCGCAGCAGGTTGTAGCGGTACTGCACTGTGATCGTGACCGAGTTTCGCACCTCGGATCGGGTCTGAAACTCGGTGCTCAGGTCGTTGTAGGACACCTCGGTACTGGTCACGACAAAATCCACCGGTTTGCCGGTGGTGCCCCAGCTGTAGTAGCGCAGGTCGCCATCGCGGGTATAACCAAGTGAGCCCGCGGCGGTGCGCATGAGTTCGCGCACGTAATCACGGCCGGTGGCGTCGTCTTTTTGGGTTACGCTGGTGAATACCGCGCCGGTCATTTGCCGCAGTTGCTGCTGCGATTCGCGGCCCAGGCGTTCGTCACGAAGATCGGAACAGCTGAACGCAATGCCCCGGCGTTTGTGTTCGTGGCGGGCGCGTTCGATTGTGCCGGTGAACAGGGTGATCAGCGGGCTGGCTGGGTCCATCCGGTTTTGGTGGGTCATGATTGTGATCGACTTGCCGTGGAATGACGGCACGAAGATTTCTTCCCGGCGGGGGAAGAACACAAATACCTGCGCGGTGCTGTTCTGGTCTTCGTTGTGGGTAACGGTGACGGTGTCGAGCGCGGTGCGGCTGCTGACGTCTACGCCATTGATGATGACGTAGGCGGCAGGCGGACGGTTGCCCGGGTCATACGGCTGGGTGCCCTCGGCAATGACCTGCTGCCGGAAGGTGCACAGGCGTCGGGCGGGGTCGACCATGACGGTGGTTTGCTCGAAGGTGCACAGGCGCCTGGCGGGGTCGATCTGGCGAAAACGCACATCTTGCCGAACGGTGACCAGCCTGCGGGCAGCGTCGAGGATGCCGAGCCGCCCAGCGATCGGGGCGCTGCCGGGGATTCTGCTACCGATTGCCATGGGGGTGTCTCACGCTGCGAGGATGTGGGTTTCGTTTTTGTCGAAGCCGAGTTCGATGCTGACGCCGGGGGTTGTGATGCTGGTGGTGACACGTACATGCACCGCAACGGCATTGGAGACGCCGGAGTAGAGCTGTGGCCCGAGGCTGAGCGGTGCCCCGGCAATGGCGGTATCCAGCCCTGCCGCACTGGTAGCGAGTTTGATCTCGGACACTTCGTGCCCGGTGCCGGGGTTCAGGTCGCTGGGGGTCAGCAGGATGTTGCCGCCTCCGGCTGCGACCATGCGGTATGCGCCGTTGTCGATGGGGTCGAGCTCTTTTTCCATGTAGTACAGCACCCCGTCTTGCGGCACGCCGGGGTTGTCACTGTAGGTGACAAAGGGCAGCGTGCCGCTGAACACCTGTGTGCCGGCTGGGTCGTTGTAGAGTTTCCAGGTCATGGTTTATCCCACTGCTGAGGATGCGCGGCTAAATATGTCGGCCAGCTTTTGGAGTTCGCGCTCTTCGCCGTTGACGTTGGCTGATTCTTCACCGTTTGGGCCTTGCACCCGGATCGTCATCGTCATGTCTGTGCCCGCCTTGCCGTTCGCCCGTTCCGCTTCTTTGCGCCGGCGTTCGTACTCTTTGGTAACGTCTTCAGCGGTGGCACCAGACCAGCTGCTGGTATTGCCGTCTTTGGTGATTTCGGCGATGGACTTGCCGGAGGTGTCGATGCCGAGCATTTTGTTTACTTGCTCGCTCAGTTTCAGTGAGCTATCAGCAAGAATGGTGAACGTCCGACCATCAATGCCAAATTCGGCGCTGGATGCGCCGTTTTCCAGTGCTTCTTTTGCTGACTTATCCAGATCGCCAAAGGCGCCTGCCGCTTCCAGTTCCAGCCGCTTGATCACTTGCTCCATACCCGTCACATCGTAGTTGTGACGGGTATTGCTCATTGCATGCTCGTATGACTGTTTTGCGTAGTTGATCCAGTACGCTGCATTAGTCGCATCTCCATCATTGATGCGTGCCATAGCGGCCTGGGCCGCATTGTTGAAGTGGTAGTTTTTTTCGACCGGGCCATCGGTTTTGCGCTGGGGCTCTTTGATGCCCATGATTTCGTTCCAGAGCTTGCTGCCGCCCTGGGAGCTTTGCTGGAACTTAGCGATTTCTTCGAGGGCTTTGGTACGGCGCTCGGCTTCGTCGGCTGCGCGGCGTTCTTCGTCGGCTGCCTTTTCGGTTGCTTCGGCAGCCTCACGGGCTTTTGCCGCTTGCTGCTGCCGTTCTACATTGGCATCACGCAGGGCTTTGAGTTCTTCGCCCAACGCGGTGGCACGGCGCTGATCGTCGTACCAATCGTTTTTGTCATACACGCCGGGGATGGGCATGGATGACAGGTCATCCGGGTTGCCGGCGTTTGCCATGCGGTCCATGATCTCTTGCCGCTCGCGGAAGAGTTCATCGAAGTAGGCTTGCCCGTCGGTGTTTTCGGGGTCGATCAGGTACTGCCAGCCCAGCAGGGCGTCAGACAGTTTGTTCAGCGCGCGGCCTGCCGTGTCGGTGACACCTGAGGTGCGCCCGATTTTTTCGAGGGTTTCTTCCCAGCGCTGGCCGAGGGTATCGACTGCACCGGCAAGGCCCCCGGCTTCGCCCTCGCCTGCCCCGCCGACCTGAGCCCTGACTTTTTTCAGGATCAGTTCTTGGGCTTCTAGCGTGCGGTTGGCGTTGATCAGTTCTTTGACCAGGTCCTTTTCGGCCTGACTGAACGATATGCCCGAGCGGGTGAGCGCGGTCATGCCGGTGACGGGATCTTCCAGCGCCTTACCGAGCTGCAGTGCTGCGGTTTTGGCGGTGCCACCGATGACCACGGCCAAGTCTTGCGACAGGCTGATGGTTTCTTTGAATACTGCGCCGCGCACGTTGCGGAACGTAAGCAGCACGTCCTGTGCTTCGCGGATGTCGTCAGTGCTGGCCAGTGTTGCCAGTGCAACGGATCGGGCCATGCTGTCGAGTTCAAACCCGGCAAAGCCTGCGCTGTGGCCGGTGGCGCGCAGCAGGGCTTCGGTTTTGGCCTGACGGCGCTCGACTTCGGAGTAGACCGACATGGCGCCCGACATGATGGCGGTGACGCCTGCAATGGCTGCACCCAGCCCGGTTGCTGCCACGCCGGCGAGCGTTGCCCCACCAGCAAAGCTACCGACCATGCCGGTGATATTGCCCAGCGGGCCACCAAAGCTGCCGGCGCTGGTGGCGGCCTGGGTGAAGCTGGTGGACAGGCCGTTGGTGCTACCGGTTGCCTTTTTGGCGGCATCGCCATAGGCACGGCTGCGGCGCTCGGCTTTTTGCAGTTCGGCGTTGTACTGGCCGGACTTGGCGCGCAGCTCGACATCAAGGTAGCTGACGGTTGTCATGGCGTCTCCGGGTTAGGCCGCGCTGGCCTGCGATTGCTGTTTGTACTGGGCGATGAGTTCAGCCTGTTCGCGCTGGAACCGGTCCGGGTCGGTCGTGGCGAGCATGTCCCAGTAGGTTTCTGATCGGTAGTTTTCATCCTGCAGGCGCTGCCATGCGAGCCAGTAGGTGGTGACGGCTTCAGGCAGTTCGGCCAGCATTTTGAAGGGGTTGGGCTGCTTGAATTCGCGGGCGAGGTTGAACGCCCATTCAAGCCCCGGACTGTTCAGGAGTTTTTTTCGGCGTCCTCAAGGCTGAGGCTTTTGCGGTGTTTCATGGCCAGCTCGAACAGGTCTTCCATCCAATCATTGTCGATCAGGCTAATCAGCTGCTCGGCGGTCTTCTCGGCATAGATCAGTTTGCCCTGGCTGTTGCAGATGTGGTGCTTGACCAGCAGGGCTGAAAAGCGCAAGCCGACGCCCTGAGTGGTGGCAACGCCACCGGCCTGCTGGGCGATATCGATCGCTTCGCGCAGTTCCTGCTGTTCTTGCTCCAGCTGGAGGGATTCCAGCGCGTTCAGGCGTTTGACGTACACGGTTTTGCCGCGCAGGGTTTCAGGTTGCGGGCCAGTAACCAGCGTGTCTTCAAGGGTGAGTTCGTTCATAGGTGCCTCGCGGAGCGCCCGAAGGCGCTGGGGTTACGGGGTGGGTTCGGTCCAGGTCGGCTCGCCGGTGTTTTCGAGGGTGAAGGTGCCGTTCATGCCCCCGCCGTTGGCGGTGCCGTCGTAGGGTGCTGTGAGCACGTAACAGCTGTTGGTTTCAACGCTGCCGTCAGTCATGGTGCCGCGCACCTTCATCAGCGCGCCGGTTGCCTTGGCGGTCTGCAGCGCAGCCTGACCCGGATCGGCACGGTTGTACTGCACGTTCAGTGTGGTCTGGCCAGCATCGGGCAGGCCGATGGATTTTTCCTTGTAGGTCGAATCCAGGTTGGTTTCGTCATTCACCTGCGCAGCCGCTTCGTTGCGGTTGAAGGTTTTGATGCCGCCAATCTTGATCCAGGTGTCGGGCGTGTTCGGGTCTTCCACCTCCCAGGTGGTACCCTGGGCGGGAATGGCGATGCTCTTGTTTGGCATGGTTGTCTCCGGTTTTGTGTTGTCCGCCAGGGTGGCGGGAGGGTTACCAGCGGATCTGGTAGGTCAGGGTCAGGCCGGTCCAGCCCGGCAGCAGGTCGCGTTCGTACTTCCAGCCGGTGTACAGCTGGTTGGTCAGCAGATTTCCGAGCAGGAAGTTGTCATCGAGCGTGGCAGTGCATACGTCGGCGATGGTGTCGAGTTCGTCATCCACGTTATCGCGGTCAGGCGATAGCACATGGATGCTGAGCTGGGCATCGTTTTCGCGGTAGTCGATACCGTTCTCGATTGCGGCCTCTTCGAGGTAGGCGCAGACGATGGGATCTGACCGGTCGGGGTTCGATTTTTTGAACGGGTAGACCTGCAGCTTAGGGTCGAGCGCGAGCAGCGCGGGCTCCAGTAGCTGAGCGACCGCGGTGCGGATTTGGGTACGGGTGGTCATGGTTATGCCCTGTAGCGGGTGAGTCGGTAGTCCAGTTCGGCCCGCAGACGGCGAGCGTAGTTGGTGTTCATTTCGCGGCGCAGCGCGGGGTTGATGGCGTTGTTGAACGCGGTGCGCACGTCGATTTTGATCACTTCGAGGTTGCGGCCTTTACTGTCGCTTTCGAATACGTGGCGCTTGCCGCCTTTGCCGGTTGCGATAAAGCCCCCTGCCCAGCCGTGACCGCCCCGGGCGCTGACACCTGAGCCGACTTTGCCGCGCCTGCCTTTGCGGTACCGGCCTTTGTCGCGCACGCCGGTGAGGTAGATGGCGGGCACGCCACGGTGGTACATGCGGACGCTGGCCACCAGCCGGTTGACGTTGGCGCGCTTTTTAAAGGTACGGCCCCGGACCAGCTTTTGCTGGACGGCTTCGGCACGGGATACCTGCCGGATGGCGGCTGTGGTGCCTGCATCCAGTGAGCGGTTGAGTGCTCGAGCCTGAGCGCGGGGCAGTTCTTTGCGGCTGATGTCGTGGAGTTTGTTGATCAGTGATGCGATTTGTACGTCGATGGGGCGTAGGTCGGCCATGGGTGCCTCCCGACGGGCATAAAAAAACCCGCCGGGAATGGGCGGGTTCTTGGTGTACCTGTGGCACTGTAGGTCAAATGTTAGGCTGTAGTGCCAGGGGCGTCAAGGGTGTTTCGGCGCTGATTCGATGAGCCTTTGCTCCAGGTGCTGGATGCGCAGCAGTGCGGTGATCAGGCGGGCGACCACTGGCGGTACGTCAGCATGGCCGCTGGTGTATTTTTTGTGGCTGGATTCGCTGATGCCGAGTTGGTCGAGCCAGCCGGCCAATTTGTTGCGGCCGTGGAAGCCCAGATCGCGCTGGGCTTGTTTGTATTGGGTGGGGGTCATTCAGCACCTGTCAGCTTTTCGATAACGCCAGGCATCGCTGTAAATCGCTTTGCCGTAATCCCTTCGAGCTGTTCCAGGCCATGGCGCACCTTGCCAAAATCCTGAGATTCAAGGCCTGTCCGCACAAGCGCGAGCGCCTGCAGCTGGTCGGCTTGCCAGTTACGAGACCAGTCTTCGACGATTTCCCGCCGAACTTCCGGCTGCTTTGCCTTATCCAGTCGCTGGTTTATGGACAGATGCTTAGCCATTTTTGTCAGCCCACTCCCTTTCAAACTCCACCTGATCTTGATGAGTCCACCAGAGCGCTTCAGATGCGTGCCGAAGTGGCAATCCATCTGTTTCAAGTTGATCGCTTTTGCGGTGCACAAACCGGATATCAAAGGGATCAACACCATTGCGGACGAGATCGTGTGTTTTTGCCCTGCCATGATCCCAGTCGCACGGCTCTAACAGCGTGACGTGATCACCAGACTTCGGCTGCACAACAACGAGCGAATACATACCTTTGATACGACCGTGAAGCGCCCGAACGTCAGGCTCACCAAGCTGGCTTTTATCATAGTCTTGCATGTCAGCTCTCCTTGGTTATCCATTTTCTTCGCTGGCTGGCGGCGCCTATTGAACAGCCGTGACGTTGGCAAAATGATTCAAGCGTCATGCTTTTTAGGTCAGCTGCTCGATATTGCCACCAAGCATCCCAGTTCCAAGTTATACCATGTTCGGACCTTAGTCGTTTTATGGCCTGGGAGCCGATCGGCAAATCCATATCCTTGAGCCGGGTGTTGCCAATGTACTCGATCAGACATTGAGTCGGTATCGTGGCTACACCGCGCCCACCTCTTCCTCGCTGCTCGCCCTTTGGCCAACCAATATAAACGTACCACCCATGGGATGTTTCACGCCGTTCGCGGACATCCCATTCAATACCATGCACGTCTACTACCTGACCAATTATCGTTGCTACCCTACCCATATCGACTTACCAGATATCGCGGCCTGTCTGGATATCGTACCAATCGCTATCAACATGCGCGACAGCCAGGAAATCCTCAACTTCACCGGACTCCAGCAGGGCGATGTGATCGTTATCACTTGCATCCTGCTCGCACCAAACCGGCTCCGCCCCACTTTGCATGGCAGCTTCCAGACTGTGGTGACCATCCATGACCACTCGATACTGCTGGCCATCAATTTCAAATACCGGGCTCACCTGCACTTCAAAATCTTCACTTCCGATTTTTTCGGCTACGATTTCTTCGCTGATGTAACGCTGAGATGAAATGATAGTTGCCATGGTGTTTCTCCTGATTGCTTGCTGTTTCCCTTACCGTTGAGTTAATAATAGTTCTTTTAAGGAACTATTGCAAGCATTCAGGCGAAGTTTTTTTGTTTTTTTTACCCTATTTCACGCGCTGACCACCGGCTGATGAAACCGTCTTTTTCGATCCGTTCCAGCAGCTGGTACTGGGTGCCGTCGATTGTGATCAGCCAGCCGCTGGCGAGGCCTGCGGGGGGTTGGTTGATGGTGATGCCGATGCTGACGATTTGTACCATGCCGTCGATGATGATTTCGAGGTTGCGTTCGACGGCGGCTTGTACGCTGTGGGTGGTGGTGCCGTCGGTGAGTGGGCAGTCGTTGCTGCCCAGTACGTCGAAGATGGCGGTGTCGGCATCGCGCATGATGTCGTCAAAGTCGCTCATGGCGGTGGGTCTCAGTCAGCGGGGGTGTCGGTGGCTTTGGCCGGAGTTTTGGTGGTGGCCGGTGCCTGGGGCTTGGCGGGCTTGTCGTGCTCCCAGTGGGCGTAGCCACGGGATACGAGGCTGATGATAGTGTCTTTGCGCAGCTCTTCGCGCTCGTAGGTGCCGGTTTCTACGCCGTAGGCGGCTTTGGTTACGATGAGTTTCATGGGGTCACCATTTTTGCTTGGGGCATTTGCCCATTCTGAGGAGTGTTGTTTTCCAGGCGAGCTTGCAGCCGCAGGCGCCACACCAGTGCTGAATTTTGAGCCGGGGGTTGTAACGCAGGTGTTCGCAGGTTTGGTCGAGTTTTTCTTCGGTGCCATTCGGATTGACGACAAAGCCACAGACGGCCCGGCGCAGGGCGATGACTTCGGCGGGACCGATGCCCTCTTCTTCGACCAGTTTGATGAGTTCTGCTTTGTCCATTGCGGTTGCCTAGTTGGTGAACGTGTAAGGATTCCTTACAGGTTCGGTTGTATGGGCCGGTTGCGCCGTCCCGGCGAGGCTTATGGCGCCCTTTGGCGTGCCCCCGTGGGTTCCGGTTTCGAGTCTCACGACTGGGGCCGTCCTGTCACTTCAGCCTGTGACGGGCAGAATGATCACCTCCTGGGTCTTGCGACTGATTCGGTGATGGTTGCGATGACCGGTAGCTGGGTTGGTCCGGCATTGACGTTGGTGTCAGCTTGGTTTTTGGCCCTGGGTCACACGTCCAAGCCCGTGGCGCATCAGCCTGCGCATTCATCGCAACGACGATCAATCTGGTGTCAGCGTCCATCGGGTGCCCCAACGTGACACGGGCTAGGCCCGCCCGGTCAGATTGATCGCGGTTGCGACCTGCAGGGTTAGCCGCTGCAGGTCGGGTGCCGCTCAGCTGGTCGGCGTTTGCTCGTCGCCGGTACCGTCATCGCCGGTGCCAGTCTGGTCATCCTGACCGTCTTGGGTGGCTTTGGCTTTGCGGGCAGGTTTTTCGGCCCAGCCGCGGTCGATGCCTTCTTTGGCCAGATCGGCCGGGATGGATTGCGGGTCGTTGCTGGGCAGCAGCTCAACGGTGTTGCCGTTGGTGTCTTTGTACTGCACGGCGCGGGTGATAATGACGTTGGTGTTAGCCATTGTCTGATTCTCCGGATTAGGGTTGTTCGCCGGGGCGGACCCCCGGCGTGGGCCGTTTACCGATCCGTCAGGATCAGAACAGGGTGATGGCGACGAATTCGTCGGCATCGAACAGCACCGGCAGCGGCGCAGACAGGGTCTGCAGCCGCTCGGAGGACGGGTCTTCGATAAACCAGTTCTTCGGCCAGCGGGTGGTGGCGACCAGACCAGAGGCTGCGGCCTTGGCATCGCGGATCGCGCCGGAGGCCATGACGTTGTCGGTGGCCAGCGGTGCCAGCAGCAGGCTGTTGGCCGGCATGTAGTACTGGTCGTCACCGGCTTCGTCGGTGTACTTGCCGACGTAGACCCAGACTTCGTACTCGCCGAAGTAGCCTTTGAACATCACTTCTTTCTGCAGCTGCGGACCCAGTTCAAGGGATGAGCTGCCACCGCGCTGGGTGGTGTCGAGCTTGTCCTTGACGGCCTTGAAGCTGGAGAATTTACGCCAGCCAGACTTGTCGAAGATCAAGCGGCCAACGGTGCCGGAGGCTTTTTCGGCCCAGTCTTCGATGTCGTCGGTCGGGTCGTAGGTGGCCGCGTCGACGGTGTCCCACTTGGCCGCACCGGCCAGGGTGATGTTGTTACCGGCATCGCGGCCGTAGTCGACCACCTGGGTCGGGTAGTCTTCGCCCTCTACAGTAACCTGACCGTAGAACGCGGCCTGTACCGCCATCCATTCTTCGCGGTAGGTGATGGAATCTTCCTGATCCATCAGCATCTGGGTGATGACTGCGTTGCGGCGCTGGGCCGGGTTCAGCTCGCCTCCCATGGCTTCACCGGGCTGACGCTTGAGCAGCATGTCGTAGTCGACCTCATCGGTCGGTTTGACGTAGGCCGGCTCAAACGAGGTGAGTTTACCGCCCTGTTTGCGACGCGGCTTACCTGCCACTACCGGCGAGACGAACGGAGCCAGTTTTACGCCTTTCTTGATCTTGTCGAATGAAATTTCCTTGGTCTCGAAGGTGACGACGCTCGGAAAAAACATGGACATGAACAGTGGAGTGAATTTGGGCAGTACTTTTTTGACACCCATCAGCGTGCAGGTGTCGGTTGCAGTCATAGTCATACAGGGATTCTCCAGTTAGCGGCTGGTGTCAGCCGCTATTGATGTTGGGTATTGCCGATCAGGCGGAGGGCAGCTGCAGGCTGATCGGGGTACCGACGAAGGCCAGGGCCTTGTGGATGTCGGTGGCACCGACCGGCCAGTTGACCAGTTCGGGGTTGTAGGTTCCGCTTTTGATCATCGGGCCTTTGGCTGCACCGGCAGTGGTGTCGATTGCGACCGCGCTCATGCGCACTGCTACTTCGGAGCCATCGGTTGCTGCCGGGTCCCAGATGACGAATTCACCGGAAGCGGTGACCTGACCCAGCGGGGTGCGGGCCGGGATGGTCTGGCCAGTGGCGTAGGTGCCGGAGGTGGTGGCCGGCTGGTCGGAGCCGGTTTGCCAGGTTTCGTACTCGTAGGCTTCAACGCTCATACTTTAGCTCCTGTTGCTACGTTAAAGTCGCTCAGCATCTGGGCGGCGAGGTCGGGTTCTTCGTCACCGCCGGAAGCATCTGCCCCTACCTGCGGCTGCTTTTCGTTCGCCATGTGGCGATCGAGCGCGGTTTCCATGTTGGCTGCACCGGTGGCAGCTTCGGGCACGGTTGCCAGTACCTTGGCCGCTTCTTCCACACTCATTGTGGTGTTGAAGGCCAGGTGGTTGGCGGTGGCTTCGCGGCCTTTGGCGGCTTCGTGCTGCAGGATGCCTGCAACGCGGGCTTGTGCCGCAGCGGCTGCCTGCTGCTGCAGTTGGGTGACATCTGCAGCGGGCGCCGGCGCTTCGGTGCCTGCCGCAGGGCCTTGGGTTTCAGGCGTTTCGGCCTGGGTTTTTTTCGGGTCCATAATGGCTCCTATGGTTATGGTTCTGCCCTGGGCGGACAGGTGTTCAGCGAACAGGGGCACTGCATCGAGGCCGTTGACCAGCTCGTCTGCAAACCCAACATCAATGGCGGCCTTGCCGCGGTAGGTTGCGGCTTCCGTGGCCAGTACGGCTTCCAGTGTCATGCCCATGTGGTCGGCGACCAGTTGGGCAAATTCGGTACGGAGGGCGTCGGTTTCTGTCTGGAACCGGGCGAGTACGTCTTCTGGCAAATTCTGGTAGGGGTTGCCTTCGACTTTGTGGGCGCCGGAGTGGATGAGAGTTACGGCGATCCCGTCTTCTGCCAGTTGCTGTTCAAAGCTGGCGTGTGCCATGACAACCCCGACTGAACCTGCCACACCGGTTTCAGTGATGAGGCGGCGGTGGGCTGAGCTGGCCAATGCCATACCTGCGCTGCAGTGCATGTCGTAGCAGAGGGACCAGAGGGGTTTGCCGGCGGCGTCGGCCAAGCGGCGCATGGCCCGTGATGCATCGAAACAGCCCGAGACTTCGCCGCCGGGTGTGTCGAGATCCATCAGGACGGCTTTGACCTTGTCGTCAGAGAACGCCATTGCCGAGCGCTGCAGAATGCCGTCGTAGCCGGTCATCCCGCTGGTGGGGTTGAGGTATCCAAATTTGTGTACCAGCGTGCCCTGCACCGGAATGATCGCCACGCCATCCTGTACCTGGTAAATCACCTCCTCCTCGCCCCATTTGTTCATCCGGGTACGGGTGTAGGTTTCGGCTGACATGCGCAGCTTTTCGCCGATCTGAATCTGGCCCTTTGCATCCTCCAGGCTGCTGATGCCCAGCCGCGATGACAGGGCGCTGAAGAACGTGCGGGCATAGCCGGGCTCCAGCAACAGGGGCTTGTTCAGCACCCGGCTGGCAATGTGGGGCATGTTTTTCATGGGATTTTCCTGTGGTGCGGGCGTAAAAAAACCCGCCGGAGCGGGTTTATCGAATCAGTCGCATTTATCGATTAGATATTCTGGCTTAACCATGCTGCACACAGTTTTCCTGACTTCGGATTCATAACTGGCTCGGTAATTAATCTGCCTTTCAAGCTGCCACAGACCATATCCAAAGGCAGGTATCCCGAGTGAAAGAGCAATGACCAGCAGGGTGTAACCAACTTTATCGGCCTTTTTCATGCAGCAACCTCATTTGATTCATCCGGTGCCAACGCCTGCAGCTTCATCCAGCTGGGCGGTGGCAGGCCGGCGTCTCGGCGTTCGGCTTGTTCGCGCACCTGCTGGGCGAATGTTTCTTGGTAGTCCTCACCCATTTGAGCGAGTTCTTTTTCGTAGGTGCTGAGGCCTGACTCGATGCGCAGTACGGCTTCTTTGACCTCTTTGAGGCCGTCGATCGCCAAGCGGCCGGAGCCGATCCAGTCGCAGTTACACCATGCCGCGGTTGCCTGGTAGAAATCGCGGGTTGCGTTACGCGGCAGGGTGACCAACTTGCGGTGGAGCATTTCTTCCAATACCAGCCGGAAGATCATCGTGGCCTTGCGGGCTGCGATGACTTTGCGGCGACCCATGTAGTAACGCCATCCTTCGAGCATGGAGGCACGGGCGCTGCTGTAGGTGCTTTGCCGGTAGTCTTTGGCGAACGGCTCATAGGGTACGTTCAGGCCCGCGGCCAGCCAGCGCAGTACGGAGCTTTCCAGATCGGCGTAGCCGTTGTCGACGTTGCCGCTTGTTTGCAGCTTGAGGCTTTCACCGGGCAGCAGGTGCGGGATGCGGGCACCGTTCATTTTGATGCTGGCCGCCTTGTGGTAGGCGTTCACGTGCATCATGTATTCGGTGAGTCTACCCGCGTCTACATCGTCGCTGCCGATCAGGGCCATGGCGGCTTCGGGGCCGAGTTCGCTTTCCAGTACGGCGGCGTACATGGAGTTGACCACGGCGTTCTGCAGTTTGGTGTGCTGCAGTTTTGGCAGGATCTGCATCTGTTCCAGCACGGTCAGAAACTGGTTGGCCCCGCGGGTTTGACCGTCTTCCATCGGTTCAAAGATGTGGATGAACTGGGGCCGACCAAAGCTGGTTTCACGGTTGATGCGACGCCAGGTTGTGCCGAAGCCGTCTCCGAATCCGTAGTTGGCGGTCTGCTGACTGCGGATGTGATAGGCGATGGCTGCGCCGTATCGGTCCATTTCGACCCCACCCCGGCGGGTGGCGGTGTCGCTGGTGTTACCCGGGTTGCTCAGGCGTTTGGGGCTGACTGATTTGATGGCGGTGTTGATCAGTGAGCCGCTGCGCGGAATCCACTCGGCTGTCATGCAGTCTTCGCCCAGCCGGGTGTGGGTGCCGATGCCTTCACGGATCATCATCGTGAAGGTGCGTTTGCGCTCGGCATCGAGGTAGCAGCCGGTCGGATCTTCTGCGATTTCAAGCCAGGCCTGTTCGACTTCTTTGGCGAATGCGCGGGCGTCTTCTTCGCTGATGCCTAGGTTCTGCCAGCGTGGCTTGTAGCTGAGCCGAAACATATGGCCGACGATGTTGTCGATGTGCAGCTGGACGCCGTTGCTGGCAAAGGCGTTGTTGCGCACGACATCTTCGGCGCGAGCGTTGCCCAGGTTGAGATCGGGCAACAGGGCCGCGTCGGCGCTTTTCAGGCCGGGGTACCAGTCCAGCAGCTGACCGCCGAAGCCGGCACCGGCGCCCTGGTAGCTCATCTGCTGTCGGGCAGGCTGGCCATTCGGTCCCAGTATTTCAACGGTCGGTGCATTCATAGGTATACCCGTGCGGGGCGTCTGGCTTGCGTCAGGCCCAGTTCTGTTTCGAGGTGTTTGATGTACTGTTCCAGCTGGCTTTTGCTGGCTGGGGTGTATTCGACCGAGCGCCCGTTCATCTGCACCTTGACGGCTTTTTTGCCGATGATCAGGCTGTGCAGTGCGGCGCGGGCTTCGGCCAAGTCTGTTGCGGTGGCCATGTCAGTCCTCGTGCATCATGCGGGCAATGTCCTCCAGTGAGGGTTTTGCCGCTTGGGTTTGCGATTCCGGTTTGGTCGTGTTGACGGTGACCGGCTGTGTGGCCGCTACCGGTTCGGCTGGCGGGGCGAACATGTCACCCTGTGCCAGGTCGGCTTCGATGGCGTCCCACTGGGCGTTGGTCTTCAGGTGCAGCCGCTCCACACGCGCTGCGTGGGTGGCGTAGACGGTGCAGTCCCATGCCTCAACTGCAGCACCGGCCTTTTTCTGCCAAACCAGTTTGCCGCGCTGGGTGCGGGACGGGGCTTTGATTTCGCCCAGCATCTGCTTGAAGAAATCACTGCGCACGCCCTGGTACCAGTGCATACGGCCCGGGCCGTTGCCGGTGTTTTTCATGCGCCCGGCGATGAGGTCTTTGGCTTTGTTTACACCGACGTGCCACACCTGCAGGCCGTACTTGGCGGCTTTGGTGAGGCTGTTCACTTCGACTTTCTTCGGAGTTGTGACGATCTCGGCATCCAGGGTGTTCGCACCTTTGATGGCCCGCAGCTTCACGCCCCGATTCTTGCGGCTGCGCACGTAGTGGTAGACGGCGTCGTTGGTGTTGCCGTCACCGGAGTCGATGTGCGCAGCGGTTACCCGCAGGGTGTAGCCGCGTTCGTGTTCGTAGGTGCCGAACAGGATTTTGTCCAGTTCGGTCCAGACCGGGTCAGTGGTGTCGGTGACGCCACGGTGCGCTGCCAGTTCGCCCCAGTAGACAAGCCAGCTCTCCTCCCCTCGCCCCCATGCCCAGATGGTGACCGCGAGGCGGTCGGGCTGGACATCGATGCCAACGGTGAGGATCAGGCCATGGGCCGGTACCCAGTTTTCACGGTACGATTCGGCGCGTTTTTCCAGTACCTCTTCGTCAGGCGCGTCGGTCTGATATTCGTAGCCGAGGGCCAGGGTGTTGTTGTAAAAGCCGATCAGCTCGGAGTCGTCACCCTGTTTGAACTTGTGCTGGGCTTTGAGGTACTTCTTGACCAGCTCCGGCAGACGGGAGCCGTCGGTCATGGCGTAGAGTTCGTTGATGTAGAACCCTACGTCTGGACCCGGCGTGCCTTCGATCACCTCGTAGAGGTTTTTGACGTTGTCGGCTTTCTGGTCATCGTCCCATTCGGTACCGCAGTGCGGGCAGACGTAGACGGCTGACTCGATCACGGCCTGGCCGAATATCTCGTCGTTGCGATCCGGGTCTGTATCCCAGATGACGTTTTCCCAGCTGAGGACGTGGCCTTCGCCGCATTCGTGGCACGGTACGTGGAACGTGCGCCGGTCGGTGGCCTTGTAGTCCTCTTCGACTCGGGACAGGCCCTTGATGGTGGGCGTGCCGCCTTTGATCAGTTTGCTGCCCGGTACCGCTTTGAGGCGTTCGCCCAGCAGGTAGACCGAGTCGCCCTGCCCTTTGACATTGCTGGTACAGTCGTCCGGCTCTTCGACACAGGCAATTTTGATGGAGTCAGACTTGATATTGGACGGGCTGTTCGCCCCTTCCATCGTCAGCGATCCGCCCGGGAAGCGCTTGAACTTGGCGCGGTTGCCGTTCTTTTTCTGGCTGTCGACATCGATCAGTTCGCGCAGCACCGGAGTGGCGCGCACTGACGGATTGAACTTCTTGTCGACATACTTGTTGATCGCCTCGCCTTTGGCGAAGAGGATGAACACGTTGCACGGATCGACGTGGATGATCTTGCCGAGAAATGTGTTCCAGATGCCGTCGGTCCAGCCGATCTGGGCGGACTTTACGACCACGATGACGCGGACGTTCGGATCATCCATGGCGGCCAGTATGTATTTGGCCCAGGGGAACAGATCATCTTTGAAGCGGCCCGGCATGCTGGTTTGCTCGGGGCTGAGCCAGCGATACTTCAGGCCCCATTCAAGGGAGCCGATGCGCTCAGGCGGCGTCCATTTGGTCCAGGCCTTCTTCAGCTTCGCCCGCAAGTTTCTCGCCAACTTCCGATATGTTGGCGAGGACTTCACGAGAATGATCATTCAGCATCTCTATATCGAGGTCGATTTTGTATTCCCGGTCGATGCGCTTTTTCAGTCCGGTGTTGCCGTGCAGCATGACGTTTCGGGATGCAACGATCGCCTCGGTTATCAGGTTGATGGTTTCTTCTGCCGGGATCAGTTCTTTCAGCTCTGCGGCGTAGGCCAGTTCTTCACGATCGGCGCGGATGCGATCCAGACGTTCACGGGTGGTTTCGCGGCCCTTGGTGGTGGCACGCTCCAGCAACCAGCCGTGCACTTCAGCCGTGTCATATTCGTTGTCGTGGCCACGGCCAGCCGCACGGTACGGGAATGACGGATCGCGCTGGTATTCGGTGAAGGTCCGTTCGGAGATCCCGAAAATGTCAGCGAGCTGCTTTTTGTTGACGATCATCGTTCGTGCAGAAATCGCATTCCCAAAGTTGGTTAGATCAGAGCGTGGTGAAAACCGGTGAAGCTAAGTGCATGATTTATCGAGAGGAAGGAAGTCCTTGCACCTCAGAAATCTGCACAAATCCCGCGGCCAGCACACCCATATCGGGCACCCTGCTCAGGAGGACCCGTTATCCACCAGCGCGTGCATGATCTCGACTTCGAGGGCATCGATCTGGCTGGTCAGGCGCTGGATCTTGTCAGCCGACCGGTACGGCTCAGGCACAGACAGCAGCTGTTGCCGTTGCTGATCCAGTTCCCAGATCTGCATGCGCAGTTCATTCCGTTCTGCCAGTGTCATTGATACTCCTGATGCTGGCCTTGTCCGCATTGCACTGCTGAATCGCTGCAACCAGTTCAGGCACGTAACTCACTACGTCCGAGTAGCTGTAGCACGCAGTGGAGGGATCGGCGTAGGCTCGGTCAGGGTTTCCGGTACTGGAGCGCAGACCGGTGTCGGCTGTACTTGTGATACTCCGCAACCTGTCAGCAACAGCGTCGGGGATACAAGCAGAAGCACGCACATCAGTTGCCAGCCCTGAGCGTAACGCATCGATCTGCCCCCTGAGTTGTTGATTGATCTGTTGATGTTGCCGGCGGTTGATCACCAGCTGTTGATCAGCAGCCCGATACATTTGATCCAGCTGCTGCATGGATTCTGCGGTTTGAACCAGAGCAGTTTCGGTAGCAGTCAGCCGTTCCTGCAACGCACCATTGGATTCGGCCTGTTGCAGCAACAACCAGCCCAACCCGACAATAACGGCAACAGCAATGACTGCAGCAAATAGTTTCGCCCGCATCAGTCGTCACCGTCACGTTTGCGTCGCTGATGCTGGTAGTACCAGTTCATCGCAAACGTGGCCATTGCCATCACTGCACCAACAGCACCGGCATTGTTGTTCAGGAACTGGAGCACATCACCCAGCACTAACCCCACCGACAATGTATAAGTCAGGCCTGATGCCAGACGTTGAGCGATGTCAGCATACTGTTCCAGGTTCACCCGATGCCCCTTAATCCTTTGAGGTTGTGATTTCATGTGACGCATTACCCAAGCCACGCAGGCACAACGCCTTCTCTTCCGCTCGACGGGTGATCAACCCTGGGAGCTTGTTGCCACCGGCATACACCCATCGGTCCAACTGGTGGCATGCACCCTGCCGATCACCGGCGTTGGCCAGCCTTACTAACGTACTGCCCTTGGCCGCTGTAATGCCCACGTTGTAGGTCCAACTGGTATAGGCAGCGAACTCCCCTGCTGTCAGATCAGCCGAGAACATCTGATCAACCGCATCAGCATATTCAGCGACTTCAACCGCCAGTTGCTCAGAGCATTCCGACGTCGTAGCTGCATCGCCCATACTCACACCCGCGATATGCCCGAAACAGATCGTCGGGATGCCGACCGGGTCTAGGTAGGCCTGATGGCGCAAACCTTCAAACGAGGCAACCATCACGGCAGCCAGCAGAGTGCCGGCGACTTTGGTTTTGGTCTGCATGGGGCTCCGAAATAAAAAAGCCCGCCGAGTGGGCGGGCAATACATCGAGGTACAACAAGCGAAGGAGAGATCAGAAACGAAAAAGCCCGGGCGGGGATACCGTCCGGGCTATAGTCACACCTCTCGCGAGGATGTCATAAACATTAGACTTCAGTGCCAGGTACGTCAACCCCTTTTTGCCGACTTTTTGCACGGGCCATCATCTGAGCCCGGACACCGCCAGTAGCAACCCTGCGCGCCGGTGCTCTCACCAGCATCATGATCGACTGATGCGCCCGAGCCAGCCTGCGGTAATACGTCCGGCGGCTGCAGCCACAACGAGCCAGACGCTTCGGCTCAGGCGCATCCGCATGGCGGTAATGCTCATTCACCACCTGCAGCTGATCCGCCGGCAACTGGCGCACCGCTCGGTCAGTGTCATAGATTGCGTCAGGCATTGCCCCGGCATCACCCGCTGTACCGCGAGCCAGCACACCCTGACCATCCATCAACGCGGCGATCACGTTGCGCTGCGTGTTACCACCACCCATACGCTCACGCTCCACCCACTCAGCCCAACGCTGCAGGCGCACGTCCACCCATGCGATGGTTTTCGGTTCTGCCTGAAGATCCAGTTTCATTGCTGCCTCACCCATGGGTCACCTCTGATTTGTGCTGATCGATGGCACCGACACTTTTAAAAACACCATGTTCAAAGTGTCGGAACAAGTGTCGGATATTTTTATCTATAAATTTCATAGTGTTATTTGTATTTCCGACACTTCCGACACTTCCGACACTAAAAAACAAAGTCTCGTGTATGCGCGCGCGTGCGCGTGAGGGTTTTGCGTGTAGAAGTGTCGGAAGTGTCGAGGCCCCGCCGTTACTGGGTTTGAAGTGTCGGAACAAGTGTCGGACGAAGTGTCGGAAGTGTCGGAACATCAGGCAGCCTCTCCCTTGTAATACCGGCCAACCTCAACATGGGCAGCCACGCAAGACTCCTGAATGGCCTCGACCCGCCCCTTGGCTGCTGGGCACACCCAGTCATCCGGCACCCATACCCGCTTGGTCTTGCGGGGTGAAACCTGCTCCGGGTGGTGGATATCCACCCGCTCTTGCTTCATGAAGCGCTTGATCTCGCCACTGAACTTACGGTGACTCATCACATACTCACGCGACTTTTCACACCACCGCTGGTATGCCACGTAAAGATCATCATTCACCACTGGCCCCACTGGCACCGGCAGATCACCACTTACCCACTGCCGGTAAAAATACTGCGGACTTGGCATCGACATATCGATCAGCGATTCTTTTGCCTCGGTCATAGGCGGCTGGGTGTGCGGCCCAAAATCCCCCAGGGGAATCGACTTCAACCAGCTGTAAAACAGCGCAACACCGCCCTCCTCAACGAACTTGCCCAGCTCGGCGTAATACTGCTTTGGCTTTGGCTCACCCATAAACAATGCCAGGTAACGCCGATCGCCATAGTCCAACTCAAGCGGCTGCGTGTTATTGGACAAAAAAACGAAGTTCATCAGGTTGTCCTCTTCGCGTTCGGGCAGGTTCTTCTCGTTGATGATGTGCTTATCACCCGTCACCATATGCTTGAGCTGGCCCTTGTAGTGCGCCTTTTCCGCACGGCTCACCACCTCCTCGGCCACAACAAACAGCTTGTGACTCTTCCAGGTGGTGAAGGCGCTCTCCAGCTGGGCCTGGCCAACCGTAATGCCGTACCGGCCATACATTCGCTTGACGACCTGCTCCCACAGGAATGACTTGCCCGTCCCTTCGGCCCCGTAGTTGATGATGGAGCTTTGCATCTTGGCCCCGGGATTCTGCAGCGGGTACGCGATCCACTTAACCAGCCAGCGATAAACCTCCTCATTGCCACCAGCCATCCAATGGATATGCTGCAGGATCGGCTTTACACCCGCCTCAGTCGCTTCAGCCGGCTCAATATTCAGCCCGTCGTACAGATTCACGTACTCGTTTTCGTCGTACTTGCCCACCGGATCGAACACAATCCCGCGTGCCACAATTCGGCTCGCACTGTCACGCCACAGCTTGTACACCTCAGGCCCTACCGCCTCGCGCAGATGCGTCAGGCGCATCACCTTGCGGGTCGTGCCGTCAAACACCGTGTCGGTACCATAGATCAGGGCGAAGTTTTCTATCAGTTCCGGCAGCGAAGGGACGCGCATCCCCCTCTTATTGGCTCCGCCCTGCCCGGAGGGAGAGCGAGGGAGGTCAGATCCCTCAGGCGGCAATTCATCGGGGGAGTACTCCGGCGGCTCATCATTCGCAGCCACCTGCCGAGCCTGCAGCGCACCCAGCACCTGCTGACGCACTGCCTGCAGGCCGTGGGTCACATGCAGGTCATTGAAATCCGTTTGACTCATGCGGCCTCCCGCTTCAGCACGGCATCAACATTGACGCGGATGACTTCAAACTCAATCACCCATACCCACGGGTTGGCGGTCCAGCTTTCGGGGCCGTTAATCTGCTCCCATAACTCGCGGAAGGCATCAGTTGGATCACACCAGTTTTTAGGGTGGGGCTCGCCCCTGAAAGCGCTGTAATAGTAAGCACCGTCTCCATGGTGTATCGCATTCACGCCCTCTGCGATTGCATCGCTTTCATTCGGGTGCTGCCCCTCCATATCCTGTAGCCGCTCTACACGCACATTAGTGATCCGCAGCGTTAGGCGGCTAGCCCAGCGTGGCATGTGGATGGAAGGCTTCCACGGGATGTTCTCCTTCGGGAAATCACTACCGCCGTCATACCAACAATCCAGGTCTCCGTTCGCCCGATACCAGGTCCGCTCCTTTTCGGTCGGCATGTCGTTGGCATCAAACTCGAAGCCGGATATGAATGTCTCACGCACCCACAGCAGATCGCCAACTTCTCCGAAAGGACAACCTTCTGCCAAGAGGCCTGCTGGGGCATCAGTTGAAACAGCTTTTTTCTTGTCATTGGATTCAGCTTTCCAACCGCTTCGAAATAGCCTGTCTCGCGAAATATTCTTCGCTATCCGCCGTGTCTGCGTCTTGCGCCCATCAAGCAAGGCCCGGACCATGTCACCGCTAAACAAAATCGGACGTGTTTTCATGCAACCTCCCCGAACTCAGGCACCACAACCACACCCCGAACAGCTTCAGCGGCTTTGATTGCAAACGTCACGCCCGGGTTGCCATCGGTATCACGGTCATCATCCGCGCAGAACATCAGCAGCGCATCCGGATACAGCCGGCGCAGAAAATCGCCTACGGCGCGCAGGTTGCCACAGTCCCAGGCCACCACCACCGGCAGGCCGGTGGCTTCATGGACGCTGGCACCGGTCGCATAGCCCTCAGCCACACAGATCACATCGCCCAGCTCGCCACCCATTCGCCATACGTCAGACACGCCCACCACATGACAGGTGCCAGCCTTCTGGCCGCCCTTGATGAACGTCTTCTTGCCGGACTGGAAGATAAACTGCAGGTTGCGCAGGTTGCCGTTGGCATCGCGCATCGGCACGGCAATCGTGCCACGCTTCAGGAACTTGAACGAACGCGGGTCATCTTCACCGCGCTGGTTGGCTTCTTCCAGATACGCCTTGCACGCATCCCAGCCACGCACCACCTGATACTCAAGCGTATCGGTGTTGATCTCAGCGACTACCGGCTCATTGTAGAAACCAACGCCATGCGCCCGCACTTTCTTGGTGCCCAGATACGGGCTTGCGCCGGTGGTGCTGGAATTCAGCCACAGCCGTTCAGCCAGTGCAGCGGCAGCATCTGCCAGCTTAGCATCGTGCTCGGCTTCGGCTTTTGCCTGCGCTGCAGCCCTGGCCCGGCGTTCGGCTACTTCAGAGGCCAGACGGGTGCGCTCGGCATCATCCAGATCACGCGGTTGCCAGCCCTGTTGGCGGGCATCATGAATCAGGGTGCCGAGGGAAATACCGCCAGAGCGGAACGATTTCCACGTCTGACGAGCAATGGCCGCTTTATACTGGCCATAACCCTGTGACCAGCTATCCCAGACATCAAACCCGGCATCGCCGAACTCAGCCTTAACCGCCATGCCCATACGCACCCAGGTATCCCGGTTTGACTCATCCAGGTACCGGAGCGCATCGCGGACATCATCGAGGGTGTAATCTCTGTCCATATTGTTCCCCTTGTATCCAGTGCCCTGCTGGGCAATAATTAACCACTCTGTCCAGCGGGTAGTTGTGTACCCGTGAACCAGACGCCCCCAGTGTTCGCGCACCGGGGGCGTTTTTATTTAGGCAGCTGCCTGACGCTTGCGGGCCTCATGGACCGGCACAGCCTTATCCAGCCAACCCGGCAGCATCATCTGCACCAAATCGCTCAGATCATCCAGAGGGTGGCAATTGATAACCCGGTTATTCACCAGCTCAGCCGGCAGCGCCTGCTCAGAGCTATGTGCCTCAACCGAAGCCACACCGGGGCGCACAATCTCGATCACAATCCCGCCGTTTTCACGAATCCAACGCGCCTCTTCCGGGTAGCGGCAATCGGGCCAGATGCACACCTCAACCGGCAACTGTTCTTGGGCTTCAGCCCGCAGCAGCGCTTCAAGGCGTAGATCCGCATTCTTCACCCAGGTATCACCGCCGAAAATATCGCGCACGCTCTCGGTGCCCAGCAGCTGCAGCAACCGGCGCGGCGACTTACCCCAGTACGGGATCACCTGCTCTTTCAGCACGCGGTCGGTCATCTGGTCATCGGTCAGGCCGAAAATTTCCTTTGCAGCCCGGCGCAGCGGATCAGCAAAAGCACGAGTCGTGCCGGTGGTGTGCTCCAGAATCAGGCTGGCCAGCGTGTCTTTACCCGCGCCTGCCTTACCTGTGAGTCCGATCAGTTTCATGGGTTACTCCTTATCAGCCCGACTGATAGCTGACTGATCTGAGTACTTCAGGCCTTCATAGCGCTTTGCCAGCTTTGCCTGATTCGCAAGAAGCGTTTCATCGCGCGTAATATTCAACTGCTGACGAAGGCCTTCCATGTAGAACTCAAGATCGCCCAACTCTTCGACCACGTTTTCACGGTCAATCGGCTTGCGGTAAATCACCACTTTTTTAACGGCGTCCAGCAACTCACCTGCTTCACCCGAAACACCAATCGCCATGTGAATCAGGTGCGCATCATCAGCCGTGATTTCTTCAGCAATCTGGTGACCAGGCTTAACGAGCGCGCTGACCATTTCTGAAAATTGGTTACTCATGTCATTCCCCTGTATACCTGCCCAGTACAACCGGGCGTCTAAAAAAAATGGCCGGTGCCACCTACACTGGAAACCAGATCAGGCGGCATCGGCCTCAGGTTTGGGCTCATGATCCAGCGAAGCGGTCAGAGCACCATTCGAATGCTTTTCAAGCACACACTGCAGCTCATAAGGAAAACCACCGGCAGCCTTGAAATGCGAGATGCGACCCGGCGACTTTCTGAGCACCTTGGCGATCTCTCGGGCTGTGCCGAAGTGGTTGATTGCCTCTTCAAAGGTCATGCTGTTCTCCTCAATAGACCCTGAAGTTTAAGACTCTAAACAAAATAGTCAAGGAAAACGAACACGACAAGGGTTTAATATTCTAAACATGACTACAGAAGACCGTATCCGCCAACGGATGGCAGAACTAGGCATCAAGCAAAAGGACATCATCAAGGAAACCGGCGCATCTCGCGGGACAGTCAGCCAATGGGTAAACGGTATATCCGAACCCAGTGGAAACTACCTCGTGAAGCTGGCCGACTGCCTGCACACATCCGAGAAATGGTTAAAGACCGGCGAGGGCTCTGTTGCAGAAGAGCAAGGAGCATATACATCTAACGTAATGCCAGCCATGCCTATACGTGGTGAAGTGCCTATTATTTCTTGGATCATTGCAGGGAACTGGACTGAAGCCTGCATGCAAGAATTAAGCGAAGACACCGAATATCTACCCTGCCCAAGGCCTCACAACTCGGACACCTACGCACTGCGGGTGCAGGGTGAATCGATGCGATCCCAATCAGGGCGCAGCTATCCAGATGGAATGATCATTTTTGTTGACCCACATCAGAGGTGCGCTGCGCCTGGTCAGCGGGTCATTGCCAAGATGAAACACTCTGATGAAGTCACTTTTAAACAGCTTGCATCAGACGGCACACGGCTTTACCTGATGCCATTGAACCCCGCATTTAAGCCGATGTTTGATGAATTTGAGATAGTTGGTACTGTTATAGGGGCCTACCAACCAGAATAATCTGCAACTCATACAGGGATAGGACATGTTGATCAGGACTCAGCCTAGACTGGTAGCAATCTTCATTACGGCCTTAATATCACCGTTTACCCACGCCAATAACATACCCGCCAGAATGGAGTTATGCGGTGTCATTAAAGATGACAACCAACGCCTCTCATGCTTTGACGACCTGTTTTCACGAGAGGAACACCTTTACTCAAAGCCCCCGGATTTGATTACAGGCCACGGTCAGTGGATCGGTATGATAAAGCAACGCATCCAGAGAAAGGTGCATACCTCAATGCTTTTGCCCGACAGCAGTGTATCGCCTGAAGAGATATACACACCCGGTGGCTTCTTTCAGGACAAATCATTTCTCAGAATCGATTGCTCAAAACAAAAAAGCTCAGTTTTCATACACTGGCCCCGTGATCTTGGGCATCGAGAGATCGCGTTAGATTTTTCATTCAACAATGAAAAAGCCAAGCGCCAGGTATGGGAAGTCACACTAGATGGCAACATCGTACGCCCCACATCAGACGAAGACCGCTTGGAATTTTTTGACAGAGCTTGGTACGCGAATACTCTGAGAATCACCATCCCCAGAAACGGACTTACGCAGCAATACCACCTTACAGGGCTCCAAGGACTGAGTAACGCGATGAAGGAAGAATGCACATGGCCACGCAAAAAATAATCCAACAACTCTCCGTCATTACAGCCCTAACCGCATATGCAACCGCAATTCAAGCCCAAGATGCGGCAACGCTAACCCAGCCATGTCTCGACATCAAAGCTAACCATGAACGTCTAGACTGCTACGACAATGCAGCTCGTCAGTTAGGGCTTAATGCCGTAGCCGGCACAGTGACTGGTGATACCGGTGACTGGTACATCAAGCGCTGGAGATCGCCGATAGACGACTCTCTCAATGTAATGGCCACTCTGGCAGCAGATGACACAATCCCCGATCAACTGAACATCGGGCGAGTCAGACCGACATTATCGATCCGATGCAAAGAAGGTAGCACCGACGCGTTTATCACCTGGCAGCGATTTATCAATACTGAGCCCGTCTTCCAAACTATTAGGTTCGATAAAAATCAGGCCTACCAACAGGAGTGGTCAATCTCAACTGATCGGGAAGCATTGTTCGCTTACAAAGGCGACCTCCCCATCTTCACTGCAAACCTAATGGGAAGCCGATCACTCTATATGCAGGTTACTCCATATGGTGATAGTCCTGTCGGTGTACATTTTTACCTCAAGGGCGGCAACATCGCGGTTCTGAATGTGCTTGAAGCCTGCGGCAAATATTAAAGTTCATTTTACTAAACTTTTTCCTTGACCTGATTATTTAGTGCGCTAAACTCCAGTTCAGGTACTTGAACAGGGAGTTTAGCGCCATGTCAACACACCTCGCCCCCCGCGAACTGGAATACGTCCAGTACATCGCCGAAGACCTAAGCGAAAAGCAGATCGCTCGCCTCATGGGCGTTGCACCCGGTACCGTTGCGGGCACCGCACGGCGTGTGCGCTACAAACTCAACGCGGCCAGCCGCATCCAGGTACTGATAAACGCCACCCGCGAAGGGCTTATATCCCTGTGCGTCATCGCCAGCGTGTGCGCAGCAGCTGTCAGCACCGATATCGACATTGAGCGCCCCGGGCGTTCACCTCAGCGCACCCGCCTACGCAGCCAGCGCCGAGCTACCGCTCGTGCCAACGCCCGCGGCTTGATCGCCCTGCCCCCTGACTACCTCGACACCCTCACCGCCTACGATCTGGAGGCCTACGCATGAGCACCGTACTGGTACACCCCACCGTGTCCTGCAACCTCGCTGCCATCCAGCAGCTGCAGGCCAGCACTGGCCGACTGGTCGTGATCGACGGCACAGGCCGAGTCGCAAAACTGGCGGATACCCGTCGGCAGCGCGCCGCGCAGCTGGCGGCCCACACCCACAACCTGCCGGCAGCGTGAGGAGAAAGCTATGAAAACCTATACCAACACCCTGGCGGATCATATCGCCTATATGACAAGGCTCACCTTGCAGACCGCCTACCGTGGAGATGAGCTGATCCTGAGCGGGCATAACCTCGCATACAAGCAAAACATGCGTGTTGTTAACCAGATCACATTGGACGATAGCCACTACCCCAGCGACGCCATGGACGAAATCCATCGCGCCATCGAAATGAACCCCAGCGCACAGGTATCACTGCCTATTTCCGTCGATGACCTGCATGAGCTGGTGGCTGCACTGGTCCGCACCGAGCTGCTGCGCCCCGATTTGCACGCCCAGATGCGTGTGCGCACATCCAGCAGGGTGAGCAAAACCATCACCCGGCTGGATATCAAACTGAACCAACCGAAAGGATGGCAGCCGATTGTCAACTTGCAGCTGCAATTTGACGAATACACCAACGCACGCGAATCCCAGATCATCATCCGGTATTACACCCAGCTGATGCGGAACATGTGCGCCCCAGAACTGTGCCTACTGGCCGAAGCAGCTGCGGCACTGGATGCCACGGCACCCAACGACCTGATCTGCAGAATTGAAGACCACTTGCTGGTGAGGCTCGTCTGATGAACGCCATGCCCGAACTCTTCCTCCTGACCCTGATGCTGTTCGCCGGTGGTGCCGTCCTGCTGCTGGGCTACGGCCTGCGGATCGCCATCACCGCAGCCAACGCATGGCGCAAAGGTAAGCCGGTACGCCCGGCCATCCAGCCCCTGCTGAACGAATGGAGCCCACAGCCATGACCACACGCACCTTGCACGGCATGACCATGCACAGCACCGCCCGTCACCTCGGTATCAGCCGCGCAAAGCTGTTTGCGCTGCTCAAGGGCAAAGGCCTGTTCAACGCCGACAACACGCCCCGCATCGACCTGGTACGCGCCGGCCTGTTCACCGTGCGGGTGCGCCAGTTTGACAACCCCGTGTCCGGCATCAGCCGCCAGTACGCCACCACATTGGTGACCGGCAACGGCCTGAGCTGGCTGCATGCACTGGTAAACGATGAACCACGACCGATTCAGACACCACGCTGCCCGGATACTGCAGATGCAGACCCTGGCCGAGATGAAACCCGCGATCGAACACGTGCCCGCCAAGTGGCGTGACACCGTGCGCAGCTACGTGCGCCACATGATCGAAATCGACCGGGCAAGAAGCCGGCACAGCAACCAGCCGCCCAGATTGCCCTGCAACCAAAAACGCTAATGAAGGACCGAAACATGTTGATTATGACCCGCCGCCCCGGCGAAACCATCTGTATCCGCGACGACATTGAAGTGACCGTGCTCGGCGTCAAAGGCAACCAGGTACGCATTGGCGTTAATGCGCCCAATAACGTACAGGTTGACCGTGCAGAAATCCGCGAGCGCAAAAACACCGAAGCCGAGCGCCTACAGAACCTGACCGTTTACGACTGCACATTCGAGTGCCACGACGGGCGCCACGTTCATACCGAAATCGCTGCAGCCAGTGAAGCGGATATGGAAACCCACCTACACAATCTGTTCCCCGGCATCGACATGGACAGCCTGGCCGTTGAAATCGCGTGGACCCCAGACCTGCTGGCCCACTACAACGCCGGCACCCTGCACCCAGCAGACCGCGAAACCCTCATATGCCTGCGCCGCACCCTTGCAGCCCACGGCAACCACCCACCCTGCGCACTCATCCGCTCCACCGAGGTGCGCGAGGAGGCCGCATGAAACCCCAGCAGTCCCAAACCCTGTGGATGCTGATGGCCGAGTTCGGAGGGCGCCCAACGGTGCCCCTGACCGAGTGCTACCACCATATGGGCTACACCAGCCGCGAAAACGCCAACGATGCAGCCCGCGCACTGGAGCTGCCCGTGCCGTGCTTCCGGCTGCAGAACAGCCAGAAAAGCCCGCGCCTGATCCACCTGACCGATCTGGCCGACTACATCGACGCCTGCGCCAAACAGGCGCGGGAGGAATTCAACAAACTGCATGGGAGAGCGGCATGAGCAATCCAACGCGTGATTCATTCCTCAACGATGTTAGCAACCATCAGATGCACATCAATTTTTGCAACGGCGGAATGCGCAATATCCGATTCCAGAAACCCAACAGCAGCTGCCAGTACTTCGACATCACAACATGGCCAGGTCATTTATGTATATCCGGCGACATGGGCTGCTATGTATTCCAGCGCCTGCCAGACATGTTTGAGTTCTTTCGCTCCAGCGAGCTGAAAATCAACCCCGGATACTGGGACGAAAAAATCCAAGCGCTATCCCGTTTTGGCAACGGGGTCAGGAAGTGGGACGAAGCACTTGCTGAAGCCTATATAACGAGAGAATTCGATGAGTTCATGAGTGAGTACGATGGCGATAAAGACGACCTTGAAGACCTAAATCATTCATTCAACTCTTTGAAAGAAGCGGCCCACGACCAGTGTGAGTTCTCTCAAGAAATAAGCTGTTGGGATCACAACGATCTCATCGATTTTAGCGAATGGTGGGATTACGACTTCGAATCCCACACCTACCACTTTATCTGGTGCTGCTATGCCATTGTTTGGGCGATCCAGCAGTTCGATGCCCACATTGAAGCATTGGAGGCCGCATGACCCCCACCGCATTCACCAGCGCCACGATCTGGCAGGGAGCCAGCATTCGCCCTCAGCAGGGCCAGCGCTTCTATGCCCTGCACAAAGGCAACATCGACCGCCCGGCCAACTATGTCGAGGTCGCCTGGATCGATACCGTCCGCCGGCAGGATGAACAGATCGCCATCCTGCTGACACAAACCGGCGAACAGCTGGAATGGGCGTTCAGCGACACGATGTACCGCAGCCACCGGCAGATGACAGTTGCCAGCAGCATCACCCTGCCGGTTGAACTCAACACCGCCCAGATCAAGGCGGCAATCAGCGCCCTGCCCCTGAGCGACCACAGCCATGAGCGTGACGAACTCATCGTGCAGGGTGTCTGGGCAGCCATCAAACAACACGGAGGCACGCCATGAAGCTGACCAAGCAAGAGCAGCAAGCCGCCGACTGGCTGTATGAATTCGCGGATGCGCTGCGCCAGGGCAAACCGGTCGAGTACACCCAGCCGGTGATCAACCAGCTCAAGCGCATGGGCATCGACATTCAGTTCACGTCGCACAAGCGGGTCGCCCGGCTGAAACGCGGCAAAGACGAACCGTTCAACTGGGTGATCACCGACGCGCCCTGGTACCTGCGCGGAAAAACCAGCAAGACGTATCTGCCATTCCAAATCACAACCATCACGGAGCAATAACATGGCCCGCGGAATCAACAAAGTCATCCTGATCGGTAACCTTTGCGCCGATCCCGAAGTGCGCTACATGCCCAACGGCAACGCCGTCACCAACATCACCCTGGCCACCAGCGAGACGTGGAAGGACAAGCAGACCGGCCAGCCCCAAGAGCGCACCGAGTGGCACCGCGTCGTGCTGTTCAACCGCCTGGGCGAAATCGCCGGTGAGTACCTAAAGAAAGGCGCAAAGGTCTACATCGAAGGCGCGCTGCGCACCCGCAAGTGGCAGGCACAGGACGGCACCGACCGTTACACCACCGAGATCGTCGCCAGCGAAATGCAGATGCCCGACAGCCAGGGCAACGGCAATGCCGCCGATCAACGCGCCCAGCAGCAGGCAGCTGCCTACCAGTCACCCGCCACCAACACCGGGGGCGCGGGGGCAGCACAACACACCGGCCCCGCTGCACCGCCAGACTTTGACGACGACATCCCGTTTGCACCGTATGACCGCGGCATGAGTGTGTGAGGTGAGTATGAATACAGCACCCATCAAGACATGTGACCACTGTCAGCACACAGGCACCATGCCCACTTTCAGGGATGGCGAAACCATCTGCATAGACTGTATGGAAAAGTCGGCCAATATGTCGCGCGGAAAATATTTGGCGCTGCTGGCAGAGGTGGAGCAGCTGAAAAAAGGAGTAGAGCTGCGCGACCAGCAGAACGCTGACTTGCACGACATGATTGCTGATGTCCATCAGGAGCGCGATCAGCTGAAAACAGAGATCGCCCACCTGCAGATCGAAGTCAACAACCTACGCGGCCTGAAACCCGAGATACCGCCGATGCCCGGTGAAGACTGGCCCCGGGAGCTGCCTCGCTACATTTTGCGCGAGAACGGCCCGCGCAGGCCACGTTCGGTACCGCATAAAGACGGTTACTGGACCCCGTGGTATCTGGCAAACCGCCAGCATGAAGTACTTGAGCGGGAACAGGCGGCCGCTCGGACGGCTTGTGCCAACTGGGGGAAAGCAATGGAAGAGTGCTATCAGCTGAAGGCCGCCGTGGCGCTGGCCGTTGATGCGTTCAAACGCTACGAAATAGATGTTGAGACATACCCGACCACTGAGCACGTAAGCATGATGCGGAATCTGGAAGGGGTTCTCGCCGCCCGGGATGCCGAGGTGATTGAGCGTGAAGCAAAACCGATAGCAACCGAGTTTTTCCGCTGGTGGTACAACCAGCCGGGATCAAACACCGATCAAGGATTCGATGAGTGGTGGCAACTCCGTCAGCAAGCCAAGGAGGTGCAGTCGTGAGCACCCTATTCACACGGCACGCCGTCGCTTACATGGACGATGGCACGAACAACACCATCCCTGCCACCACTGCAGACGTTTGCCAGTGGGCGGCAGAACGCGGCCTTGCGTTGGTGCCGGTTGAACCCACCAAAGCCATGTCGGCAGCAGGCATGTCGGTACTGCAGGAATACAACTCATGGGCGAGTGGCGTTTACAAAGCCATGGTTTCCGAAGCGATGAGGGCACAGCAATGACGTGGATGACCCCAGAAAAAGCCAAAGCCGCCGTGGAGCTGATCAACCAGATCGAGGCGCTGGAAAAGGTGTTGACAGTACTCGGAGCCGATGACGTTACCGAGATCACCATAAAGCGCACCTCAACTGGCACGCACTACATCCAAAGCACCGCAGTGCGCAAAATGCGCGGATGCCTTGAAGAAGCCATCAACCGCCAGAGACTGGCCCTGAAAAACGAACTGGCCCACCACTACAACGTCCGCGAAGCCGCGTAAGGAGACCACCATGGGACCGATTGAAGAAGACATCCTGAACGAAATCATCACCGCCAGCGGTATAAGCGGCCGTGACCTGCGCGAGAGCCTGGGCGACAGCTACACCAGCAACCAGATCCGCAACGCCATGACGCGCCTGCGCAGCCGTGACCTGATCGAAACCATCGACGGCCTGTACTACGCCACCGCCGAAGCCACGCCCAAGCAACCCGCCGTGAAATTGCCGCCGGCACCGGTCAAGGTGAAGGCCAAACAGCCAGACCCCGAACCGGCCTGCAGCGACGTGGGCGACGAAACCGAGCATGTGGGCGCAGGGCCGGATGAACAGATCGAGGCTGTACCGACCACTGCCAAACCGGCCACACACATGACCCAAGCAGAGGCCCTTGCCCGCCAGATCCGCGCAGGCCTTGGCCCGCACAACGATTCTGACGAGCCGGTGAAAAAGTGCGTCATGGAACTGGTCGACAACCACGCGAACCTGCAGCACGAAAACACCAGCCTGTACTACCTGATCAGCGGCATCCGCCAGGCCGCCGGTGATGGCGAAGGCAAGCTGATGCAGGACGAGCTGATTAAGCACATCGAACAGCTGCATCGCGACGCCGAAGAAGCCCGCGCCGTGCGCCGTTACTTTGCTGGGTTCGGCAAGGAACAAGACCTGCTGCATACCGTCCAGCGCCTCAACGGCCACAGCCTGATGCTGGGCAAGATCGCCGCGCTGGTTGAAGACTGGTGCCCGAAAGGCACATCCATGTCCACATTTGACGCCTTGCAAGTAGTCCTGGCCGATCTGAAGCGGCTGCACACGCAGGAAAAGCAGCTGCTGGAAATCGCCAACCGCTTCCCCTTCACCGACTCAACCACACCAGACGACCTGGTGCGCGTGATCGGCAATATGGCCCAGATCATCGACAGCCCCAAATCTGCCACACCTATACAGCCAGCCGCCAACGAGTCAGCGCCTGACCTGAAACAGGCCATCGACCGCCTGCAGTGTGCAATCAGTGACACCCATAACGACATACACCTGCGGATCAGCCCCGATCACGCCAACATTTTCACACTCGGGCATGTGTTTGTACTGCCAGACGGCAGCAACGAGGAGATCACGCGGTTTATAGAATCACTGAACATGATCAGTGCGCAGATAGCTGATAAGGCGGCTTAAGGGGGTTGTGATGGACAAGAATGAGGTGCAAACCCTTCTCAGCACCGCGATCTATAACGCCGGCCGCGCCTTGATGATGAAAGCAGCCAAGTGGCTGGCGATCGGTTACTTCATCATTGTTGCCATAGGGTGGTTCTCGGGTGATTTTGACCGGGACAGTACCGATGGTGCAAAACGAAGCGGGTTAAAGCTGCACACCGACGCACAAACCGGATGCCAATACCTGAGCACTGCAGGCGGAGGAGTGACACCCCGGATATCGGCAGGCGGCCAACACTACGGATGCAAGTAATTAACGGGAGAAGCCAATGAGTACTGAAACCGACAACATCAACGACCTGATGCAGGTGCTGACCACCCTACCAAAGCCGCAATTTGATGCTGCCGTGACAGCAGTGGCGGTACTGGCGATGGGCACGATCCTGGAGATGCACGGCAAGGACTATCTGGCGGGGCTGTGTGAAGCTGCGATGACTGACAAAGGACAAGTGCCCTGCTTGAAGTGGCAGGGGCCGAAGCATTGATTTTACTGGGGCGGCTGATGGTCGCCCTTCAACCCTTCTTTAACCGCCAGGTTATGGATCATCTGATCAAACAGCTCCCGGAAAGACGCCATCATCCGATTAATAAAACCGTCCTCAACCTGCAGATGACCGCCAAACGCAATCCCTGATGAGTGCTCCCTTCGCGAAGGGATGACCAAATCGCCATCGTAGTGGCCTTCATCCCGCAGTTTTTCAAGTTTCACGCGAGCATAATCACGAACTCGATCCAAGCGCCCATTGCCGTGCAGCAGGCAGTTGCGAACAAGCTGAGCATCATTCAGAAGCTGAAAAGCCGCTGAAGCGTCAGGGTCAATCCCAAAGCCTTCCCGCAAAACATCCTTGTAACGATCCATGCCTGACCTACCAAAACTCTTCGGTAGATCACACCCTCGGAAAGCGGAGTACGCCATGTTGTCCAGCTCTTCCTCGATATGGCTAAACATGCTCAGGAATGTAGTGCGCTTCGTCATGCGAACACATTCATCCATCGCTATGCGGTGGCCAATTTCATCCAGTTCGCCCTTTTCAATCGCGTCCTGATAAAGCTTGTTTACAGCCCGGATCACATCATTGTGATAACCGATCACCAGCCCCATATTGTGCTGCTGACCCCAGCGGTGCATCGCTTCAAACTGTGCCAGTGCAGCCGCTTGCTGCTCAGCTGGCGTCAGCTGATCCCGATCTTCTCCAGCCATTTCCACTCCCTGTATTTATCAACCGGCTCAGGCCGCACCAGGTGCGTATACCGCTTGAGCATATCCCAACTCTGATGCCCTGACACCATCGCCACACGGGGGATATCCCAGCCCAGCTCGAACAGGTGGCTGACGCCCTCATGTCGCAGGTCGTGCAGGCGCAGGTCTTCATGCCCCGCCCAGTCGCGGGCGGTCTGCCATTGTTTGGCGATCGACTTTTCAGCGAACGGGAAAATGCGCTCATCCACCTGAGGCATGGTATCGATCAACGCCATGGCCCGATCCGGTAGATGCACCCACACATCATTGCTGGCCTTCGCCCTCGGATGCTTCATTTGCCGCACGAGGATGCGCTGATGCTCCCGGTCCAGATCCGCCCAGCACAGGCGCGTCACTTCACTGACCCGGCGAGTCGAGAAAATCAGGAACAGGAATATCGTGATCACCGGCAGCCGCGTGACATTGTTCGCGCCCTTGCCCGACCGCTCGCGGTAGAAGTAGCCGAACACCTCATCCAGCTGCTGCAGCGTGGGGCGCACATCACGGCTTTCAGACACACCGATCAACCCCACCTTGCGCGCATGCTTGCCGGCGGCCTCTAGCTCATCCATTGAGGCTTTCACACCCCAGTCCACAGCCGCATGCTCGATCAGCCCACGGAAATACGCATAATCCTCAGCCAACGTGGCCGGCGCACGGGTGATCACCCGATCCTCGATCGTGTACTGGTAACGGCTTTTCAGGTAGTCGATCCAATCCGCCGACCGCGCCCCCGCCAGGGTAAATCCAGCCAGCACCTCATCCTTGCTCATGCGCACCAAAGCCATGCGTTTTGTGCGCCCAACCCCTTTGGGCGTGGCCTGCAGGTCATCAACATACAACTTGCATGCCTGAGCCACCGTCACCCCGCTATGCTTGCGCGGCAGACCGGTTTGCTCCAACTCGACTTCGCGGGCCTTCGCCCACTTCTCAGCCGCCTTTTTGCTGCTGAAGGTTTTTGACTCGCTGTACCCCTGCCCATCACGCTGCAGCCGCACCTTGGCCTGATACCGCTTTTCCCCGGACTTGCCCACCCGTGGTATGATCGTTGCCATTGTTTACACCCCGTGCTCCATGCCCCGACTTGTCCCACGCGATTTGGGACAAAACGCGGGACAACTACGCGGGAAAAATAGCACAAAACGGGCAAAAATGAACGAAAAACAGACAGCCGAAAAGACAGCAGAATCAGGCTACAAGACAGGAATGGCGCGGGATACGGGGTTTCGGCGGTTCTCGGTTGCGCCGATGATGGACTGGACAACATCTGATTGCAGGGTCTTTCATCGCCTGTTCTCAGACCACACCTTGCTGTACACCGAAATGGTTACGACAGGCGCGCTGATCCATGGCGACGCCGCACGCCATCTTGACTATCACGCCAGTGAGCATCCAGTCGCGCTTCAGTTGGGTGGCAGCAACCCGAGTGAACTCGCTCAGTGCGCCCGCATGGCCGAAGAGTGGGGCTATGACGAGGTGAACCTGAATGTAGGCTGCCCAAGTGATCGGGTACAGAACAATATGATCGGCGCCTGCCTGATGGCGCACCCGCAGCTTGTGGCGGAATGCCTGGGCGAAATGCGGGCAGCGACAGGCATTCCCGTCACGGTCAAACACCGACTTGGCATTGATGATCTGGACAGCTTTGAACACTTGCACCAGTTTGTCGAGACCGTGCGCCAAAGCGGCTGCACCAGCTTTACCATTCATGCACGCAAGGCGATTCTTCAGGGCTTGAGCCCCAAGGAAAATCGCGATATCCCGCCACTGATCTAC